ATTTAATAGTAGTGACCAAGTGCACTCCTAATTACGTATCATATCATTGGACTAGTGGAATTCAACTATACACTCCGACTGTTTTTGTTCACAAGATCAATTTTCTTATCTGATCACGTCAACTTTGACAGCTCACCATGAGTGTGGGTCAAAAGTTAATATCCCCAAGGCATCTGGGATCCCCGCTATTGATGGATCAACTTATGTTCTTCAAGGAAAATCCAATTTGTATAGCAGACAAGTATCCGTACATAAGCAAGGAATACTTCCAGGATATATCATCAGGAAAGTTCTTGGGTAAGACAGTATTCCCAATGATTGAGCGATATGTTTGCAATAGAACTTACATCATCTCAAGTGATGCTGTAAACATTGTGAAAGAGGCAGCAGAGGCGGCATACATGTCTTGTTTTGAGCAATTGAAGGCATTAATGAAGGATGCTGGGGGCGTGACTGCCAGGGATTTGGCTAAATTCAAAGATGCGGTCAAGGGGTCTTCAAGTTTGCGCGTGGAGATATCTAATGCCGCAAAAGTGGAAGCAATACATGCAGGACTCAGGGGATCCGATCTGAATTATAAGAAGAAGGTGGTGTTAGATATTCTACCTGGTATCTCCTTCCATGGAGATTTGGTTCTCCTGGAAGATGTATTTCAGCGACCCCTGGTGGTGACTATGAACATGTTTGTCGGGGTTTTAGACAAGATTGAATCTAAGTATCGATTCCAACTGGTCTTGGCACTATTCCAGAAAGTATCCTCATACAACAAGATAAACTTTCACGCGTGGCAGGACAAGCTATACAAGCTGCTAGATCGGATGTACGAGGACTTGGCGGTGAGGGCTCACAAAATACTCAAGTCATTAGAGGCCATCGTAGTTGGATTTATCCTACATTATTATGACTATGAGTATGGGGATGATAAGTTTCTGGAGTCAATACTCCAGGATCTCAGAGAGGAGGGAGAGGATATTTCTAAATGGGTGGACGAGATTGTTAAATTCGTTGAAGATTGGGAGAGATCAGAGCCAGGTGAGATAACAATTGGGCTCATAGAATCGTACGGTCAAGAAAAGCTCCATTTCTACCCTATAATAGATCATGAAATTGGGCTGGAGAAGATGAGGTCTGAGGGGAAGGCCTTCAAAGATATTGATGACGATCCTGCAAAGCGCATCTTCGGCCAGTTTGTGCTAGAGTTGGTGGAAAGGCATTACAAGAAGACAGGGAAACTCATGGATATTGATGAATCTCAAGATCTTGACCCAAGGATTAGATCTATGTATGAAAGGAGAGTGATACTCCCAAGAGGAGAGCTGTTGAGGATAGAAAGGGAGAAGTGGGCAGACATCACATTTGTCAAAAATGTTGAGTTCGATTACAGGTTGGATGACATGGACCACTTGATTGATAAGGCGTGTGCCCCTGATGAGGAGAACATATCTCAGATATTTGATCCACTGCTTAGGAGTAAGTACAACATCAGGGATCCTAGGACATACAACCACAGGAGGTTCACCAATTGGTTGTTGGATCAAAAATCCATTGATGTCAAGAAAATATTTGACAGATGGGATGCATTAGGGCACCTGCCAGAGAAGACATCAGTGATCATCCTGATGATGAAAGAATTGGAGCAAAAGGTTGGGGGCCGGCCATTTTCCGTCACACATCCAGAAGTGAGGGTGGTCGCATCATCTTTGGAGCACAATATATCCAAATCTGTCCTACCCCTATTCAGCACCCAAAGTATGACCATGTCTGGATCTGGGCTGGAGCAGAAGAAGGAGCAGCTGGTATGGGACTTTGGCAACAAGAACTGTAGGAAAGTTGCCATCAATTTGGATTTCTCCAATTGGAACTACACATTTCGACACGGTCTAACATACAGGTTTGACAGGTTGTTTTGTGAATTGTTTGGAGTCACCCATTTCTATTGGGCAAACAGGATCTTTTATGAGTCTAAGATCCTATATGGTGCTAGATTCTCGCCACCAGGTAATGTGGAGGGGTTATCTGAGTGGGTCAACCATCTGGGTGGGAACCAAGGATTTAGGCAAAAGTTCTGGACACTCATAACACAGTCCATGCTTTTGTTGATACTAGAGGATGCAAACGTGCGATTCTCACTTCTTGGATCGGGAGATAACCAGGTGATTGTGCTTGATTTGGATGAGAACCAGTGGAACACAAACATTGTGACAAGGATCAAGTTGGCCATCAACAAAATGTCAGGGGATGTTGGACTGAAGCTGAAAGTGGCAGAGACATTTCACTCGTCAAAGCTGTTTGGGTATGGGAGGAAGTATTACTGGAAAGGGGAACCAATGTCATTGGTCATCAAGGCAACCACCAAGTTTGCAGCTGGCATCAGCAGCGGGATAGTATCCCTATCATCCCATGTTGCCACATCAATGAGTGCAGGGCAACAAGTTGCATCCAATTGTCCGAATCCTATGGTTGGACCTTTCTTGGCATACTGTGAAATGATTTTCGGGATGAGATTGAATCCAGATTGGGAATCCTGTGGTAGGTGGTCAGCAGAGGAATGGGCAGTCATAATGGCTACTGGAGGAGGACTTGGAGTGCTACCAACTGTGCAACTCAAGGGATTCACAATGTCATCTTTCCAGGATCCACTATCAGAAAACCTAGCACTCCTGAAATCTATGTGGACTACAACGGGAAAGCTGAAGAACGCGATGTCCCGCCTTCTGCCTCTCAATTTGAAGCCAGCAGATGACGAGTCAAAGATGTCAATGGTGTTGGATCCAGGAAATGTTAGTCATTCGAAGCCCGTAACAATAGAATCCAAGCTCAAGGGAGTTGTCCAAAGACATTTCAGGGACAAAGCAAGGGTGAACAACACGATTATCAAGTCCATGTTAGAGTCCATGGACCAAGATAAGACTAGACAGACATGTTTGGAGTTACTGAAGATCAAACCTGTCAATCTGACAGTGGTTCATGCACTGTTTGACTCTTCTGCAGTGGGCCAGGTGGTGAGCTGTGTCAATAGGTTTTCGAATTTCGACACACTTGTGAGAATGGCAGGGAAAGAGTCACAGAGAGACGGTGGACAGGGATTGGAAGCCATGATTGGTGCTGTGGATAAGGCATCATTAAAGCATCTTAGTGATAAGAAGTCCCATGTAGCCCTAACAAGATTGACGTTTGAAAAGGTCATGTTGGGCACTCACCATGGTGAATATCAGTCGTGGTGTAAGAGGACAGGGTGGGTTGAAGACTGTTCCTATTCCCTCAGGAATTATCTGGCCGCTCAAGCCTTGGGTCTCAAGGATGATTTTGTAAGAGGAAGCTTCTGCCCGTCACCTATCGAGCAGGGGAGACTCATCCAGGATTCTACTGGAGTCGACAGAGAGTTTGCTATAGTGATATTGCCAGTCTTCAAATTGGCAGAGCATGTGGAAGGGATGGAAATTAGTAGGGGCCCACTGCCAAGATATGTGGGATCGAGAACAAAGGATGTCACAACTCCGATGAAGTTAGTGAATTTGACAGGATATGACAATGGTAACTCTATCAATGTCCTTCATCAAATAGGGACATGGCTTGTGAGCAACGGCAATAATCCATACATCCAGGAGTTCATCAAAAATAGCTTGGATGCTAGGATCAAGAACCTGTCCACCATATATGAGAAAATGCAGACAAGGAATAGCGGAGGCACTCTAGAACACCGTATAACAGTACCAGGAAGGGAGACAGGAGTCTACAACTCTGGTAGTAGCCTCATCTCAACTTACTACAAGTTGTCTACCAATGACGCCAGAGGGTTCCAAAGATCATCAGATGATTACAATGTGTTCTTCCAGAACATATTCACCCATGTTTTCTTCATTTTGAGGTTCCTTGAGCCTGTCCGAATTGTAATACTATATGATTTGAAGGGGTCATGCTGCATGAGGAAACTGGAACCTATAGATTATAGTGTCAGTGCACCACTGCGCATCATCCAACCAAAACATGAGAGGCCAAAAACTTACTTACCAGACGACATGAGCAAAGTGAGTCAATTGGTTGAAGAAGCAAATCTCACCCCAGATGGGGTTGCTGACCATGTGCCAGATGAGTGCTCTGGATTATGTTCGGCATTGGCTTACCAAGTGGTTCAACAAGTCATAAATATGAACAAAAACAAGTTTGAGCTCAATTGTGCTAGGAAGGCTCCGGAATTCTCGTCGGCTGCATACAACATCACCCTCTTGAGAAAAGTCCCTCTTAGAAAGTTGATGCAGTCAATTGTCTTCTGCATGATAGCAAAAGGACAGTTCTCAAATGACTGGAACATGTACCCTGTATCTGAACAAGTGCGCAGGTGGGCATCCTCCGATAAGCCAATGATAGATGTGACTGTTTTTAAAAGCATTGTGGACGCATTAGGAATAGCTGGGAGATTCCCAGAACTGGTCAAGGTGGCACAGAGGCAATCAACTTATGACATAGGTCAGGAGTTATCTGCAATGATTCCAGTGTTCCTCACTGCGCTAGCAAATGAGGCTCTTCTGTTGGAAACTGGCGGCCTTCATTGCAGTTACTTCATCAGACTCACTAATGAGTATAGAATAACTCCATATGAAAGGAAGGCATTGCTAAGATATTCAAAGACAGCTAGAGTGCTTCTTCGACACTATAGAGAAATATCCTGGTCAAAATTGTTGTCCAGTCGAAACGGGAAGTATGACGGACTTCAGTTCACAGCATCAATTTCAGTGAACCGCTTGATTGAAAAGTCCCGGAATCTTGAAGAGAGGCTACTGATAAATGCGGTGGAACTTGAGCCAGATAGAGCACCCGAAACTGAAACATTCACCCCATTACCTGGGAGATTTGATTCTGATGTGTACCTGGATTCTAGGGATGATCTACCGTCAATGAAGGACAAGACAAGTCAGTCGGCACGAGACCCCTCTGCAAGAGCGAATGATCAATTGCTAGTAGGGTGTGAGAACATAGCCAAGTGGGATTCTTCAGTGTCCAGTGCCAGAGTCAAGTTCCTGGAAATGGTTAGTAGATGTAACCTGGCCAATCGTGATTTCAGTTCTGGAGTGTTCTTGGCTGAAGGAGGGGGCTCAATAATATCAGAAGCACTTCATTTGTTTCCAAGTATGATGGCAGTGTTCAACGATCTCATTGTTACGGAAGAGCTTCCAGATTATCAACTTCCTACTTACCAACCACCCGGAATAGTCTGCCCATGCGGGATAGGTAACAGAGTTATAAACACTCCCTACAGCTCCGCCACTTTCGGAGATTTGTTGGCACCTGGAACATGGACTGAATTGAAGGGGGAAGTCCTGAAATTACCAGAAGGTCAAAGGCTGATGACATTTGATATGCAAGACTCTGAGGAAGGAAAAGACACTAGGAAGTCAATATTATGTCAAGTACTTGATCATTTCATAAGTTGGGACATCACGACAGGAATTTTGAAAACATTTCCTAGTGATTTTGACGATGACATATGTGTCGTATGCGACAGGCTCATGGATGCCGGTTACAATTGGAAGCTCTTCAAATTAAGAACTTCATCACCTTTCAATTCAGAACTGTATCTTGTTATCGATAAGAGCTCCACCAGTTTGGAACAGACATCAATGTCTGATGCTAAACAATTCATACCTCGTGTCCTTACCCAATACATACAGAGTGGTGAGGAATGCATGCTATCTGGCCTCTTCTACCTAGCTGGATGGGTGGAGCGGAATAAAATGTGTAATGGTAGCAATCCTGTGAATCGCGACCAGTTTGAAATAAGTCATCGGAGGTTTGAGTTGATATCTGCAACATTGCTCCTTCATTATCAGTATTTATTCACTCTGCTGGCAACCAATCACATCAAGGTCCACAAAGGTGAAGGAACATTGATCTTTTCCAACACCAAGGGATCTGACTCCCACTACAATCAACTGTCTGTCATGTCATACAGCCATCAGGTAATAGCAGCTCTGTTTCAGGACATGCCTGATGGCTACCTAGAGCCTGTCCAAATTATCAATGTTAGGCGTGCATTTCCTGTCATGAAGGAGGCCATGACTGAACTTTCGGATAATGAGCACAGTCAGTCCCTAATTCCTCTCATGTGGAAGATGATAGGGTGCTCTGCCTCCCTTGCAGTAGGACTGAAGAAACAATCATGGACCATAACTGCCTGGACGTTGTGGAGTCACTACACCATGATGAAAGATTTGCCAGCGTTCCAAAGATTGGTCACCCCAATACGGGAAGAAGAATTGAGGTGGTTAACAACTGCGACGATATCCCCACTGGAAAGAATCCTTACTCCAGTGACCACTCCTATGTCAACACACCTGGTGCGAGTTGAATTGACAAAGATGTCAGCTCCTGGCGCCCTCAGCCCTTCAATGTTGTCTTGTGACCATCCTTTTGCTTGTGAGTTGGTCATGCTCCTACACCCCACATTGAGAATAAACGAGAAAAAGGGATGGGAACTGGTCATATCAGCGGTTAGCAAGAATGGATGGATTAGGCCGGCCCAATCCACTAACTCCCTGCATATCGTAGTGCATTTTAAGGATTTGATCCCTAAATTGCATGACACAGGTGCACTGACCACGTCACAGGTGCCCGGCCTGTGTAATGTTGTGGAGATTAGTTCTGCATGGATTTGTGATTAAACTTAAGAAAAAAA